CGTAGTTTCCCAGATATAGCCGCCTGAGTCAAGAGAAAAATCGGAATTTTATGAAAATTTATGAAAGATTTTGCCCAAAAAAAGTCTATCGAAAAGGAGCAATTTTGATTCCTTCCAGCCATGCGTCGTCCTGCAATTCGGAATCTGCTTCCGTGGGCAACTGTCTTTGGGAGGTAAAACCTACAACTTCGCCGGGAACCGGCCTGCCACGAATGGTATAGAGCAATGTGACATAGCCTACCTCAGTCATCTGGCAAGTTTTAGGCAGGAACTTATGGGCGTAATCATTCAACGGGTGGACCCTCCACCATGAAAAATCGCCTGCATATCGAACGGCAAAAAATGGAATTTGTGCTCGATCTGCCAAATCCTTCATAGCCTTATAACTCGGATGTTTTGGGTCTTGTGGTTTAGCGTTTTCATGTTTGTATTCGACAAGAGCCTTTGCTTTGCCTTGGTCGTATTCGAGCATCAAGAAGTCTATATCTACCGCCGGACAATCCCAGCCCCACTTTCGATGCCTTTGGCTGAGAGCCTCATCCCGCCATCCCGTTCTTTCTTGCCTTACTGTTTGCACGGATAAGTCTTCCTGACTCTTGCCAATGTCGTATCGAGGCATCCTTGTTCGATGTCACAACCGACGAATTTTCTGCCTAATTTCAGGGCGACTACGGCTGTTGTCCCGCCGCCGAGAAATGGGTCGCAGATTATTTCACCAGGCTTACTGAATTCATTGACCAGTTTGGCAAAGCCGCTCTCCGATTGTCCAAAATGATGAAATTCCTTCTCGTTATCGTTCGGATCGGAACTGAATACATCACCATGCCATCGACCCTTGTACTCGCCATTGGTCAACCAGATAATAGGTTTCCAAAAAGTGTTGACCTTCTGATTCCATAATTGTGCCGATTGCCCGCCTGGTGTCAGGTAGGCAAACATCCATTGATACTTCATCTCTTCTGTGAGTCTGACAAGCACATCAGGCAGGTAACTCTGCCCGCACATCACCAGCAGCGAGCCGCCCGGCTGTAGCGTTCTCTGGGCGAAGTGAGATAGCTGGCTGTACAAATCCATTGCCGATAAGCTATAGGGCGGGTCCGTGATAATCACATCGACCCTACCCGGCTCGAATTTCTCAATAGACGAACAGATCAGCGTCATGCGGTCATCGAAAGGTTGAGTGCCCTGCTGCAATGCCTCTTTCAGTTCGCTGGAGCGTCTGTGGCGCTCGATCTGCTTCTTGATGGGTTTGTAGGCGGCATTGATGCTGAGATGCCCGGTACAGAGTTTTTCCTTAACTTGCGGCGTGGCGTGCTTCTCAATGAACTTGACCTTCTCGACCGTATCGTGGCTGACGTGCGCAAGAGAGGCAAGCTCCTCTCTAGCATCTATTGCTGGCAAAATTGACTTTGCAGATTTCGGCAAAGTCGTTTTGCGATTATGCTCTTTCTCTTTCGCCTTTGCCTTAATCTTTGGCTCGTCTTTGAGGGCTTCCAGGACGAGTTCATAGGATGATAGATGCCGGCGTTTAACGTTCAGTGACCGGACATATTGAAGCGGCTTGCCGTCCTTGTAATCGACAAAATGAGGCTCAATATCAAGCTCAATACAGACCTTGTAGCGGTTGCGACCATCCAGTATCTTGCCTTCGTAAAGGACAATCGGCTCAATCAGGCCGTGCTCGGCGATATCATTTCGCAATGCTTCATATTCGCTCTCACTCATCATGCGAATCGACTTGGCAGCCGGATGATCTTCCAATTGTTTCATTTGATCAACCCATCAAAAAGGCGGACCCCTCGACCGGCTGACTGCTGGTACAGAAAGTGAGGTTCCGGGGTCCGTGAGTTAAGTCCAGCAGTCATAAGTCGGAGTATAGAAGACGCTTTATGCCCTGTCAATAGGAAAATATGACAAAAGTATAGAATTTTTTGAGGGCGTCATAATTACTAATCGCATTTTTGGCCTGAAAAATGCGGATTCTCTCCACAGAACGGCCCACAACTCTCTGGCCTTTTGGCTTGACGGACTTTGGCCATTGCTTGTACCATGTTATGGGAAGGAATTATCTGTGTAGCTTATATGCCGTGGTGGAAACATCGCACTTCAGGTGAAAGGAGCGCAAAAAGGCGATGTGTTGGATTTTGTTCTTGCTATCAGCCGTGGCCTTTGTCACCGGAGTAGGGGCTTTGCTGACAGCCACTACCGTTTTTCAAGAGATTCTAGGTCTGATCGCCTTTGTGATCTGGGCCATATTGTTTTCAGGTGCCGCCATTATCGAGGCAGTCGCCAATTTGAAACAAAAGCTTCGTAAAATCACCGCGCCGACCGAAGAGCTTGCCAGATTGAAAGAAAAAATCTTAAGCTCTTCTGGTCATCAGGATTTGGAGAGGAAACTATGAACACCAGAACTTTGGGATTGCTCATTGTGCTGTTGAACTGTTCCGGCTGTGCGTCGATCATGTGCAGTGCCGAAAAGACCGTCAATATCAGCAGCGAACCGTCGGGGGCTGAATTTGAGATCATTGCGCCGCATTATCAAGACCTACATCCGCCTGGCCGGAGACTATTGAAAGGTCCCGACAAAATCATCGTGCAGGGCATGACGCCTGCGAATGTGACACTCAAACGAGGGCGAGGATACTTCAAGGCCGGCGATTACACGATCCACTTTCGTAAGGCTGGCTATGAGGATATGACTATGCCGATCCTACAGGGTTTCGAGACGGGTTGGTACTTTGTGGGGAATTTAATCATTGGCCCCTTCAGTAGCATCGTCGGTTGCCTTATCGTTGACCCTCTGACCGGCGCTATGTGGGATATTAAAGACGTGAATGTCTCATTGAAACCCAGCGCAGTCGTTGAAACTTCTGGCGGCGTTAAGCGAGTCACGGGTTATCAGGGGCACGTCAACCCGGCAACCGGCGAGATCGAGACCGTCCCGGTCTATGAGGGGGAGAAGTAGTTACTTGGCCTCGGCGATTCTAAACCCGAGCGCCGCCAGCTTGCCGTTTAATGCCCCTGGCTTCACGCAGGCTGGCCAAACGATGCCAGAAGGTAGGGCAGAGGGCGGGGGGCCTCAGTTCCCGCCCTTGCCACATGGGAAAGAAACGACGTGCATGTGTCTGTAGTAGTCTATCCCTCGACTGGCGTTGCCACGTCAGTCAGGGCCAGGGAATCTGATAGGACTTTTTCTTGGTCCTTTAGCAATAGGTCACTAATCCCAAGTGACTCGTTCAGGGTGCGTGTCAAATCGAAGCGTCGGGGAACCGTGATGTCGTACTGCTGCCACGAATCATACCCGTCGCGGACGGCGTAAAGGACGAACCGGAGTTGGTCTTGAAGCTCGCCGCAATCCGACAACTCGTTGGCCTCTGTGTATTCGTAGCTCGTACCCGTCAGACCGGGCTCGGTTCGCACCAGTACATTATCTTCGTCGTAAATCTTGAGCGTGTACGTGACTCCGGCCTCGGGTCCGATGTCGGCGGCGTCGTGTTCCACCAGCTCAGTAATCTGCTGTGTGCGGTCGCGGTGAGTCCAGGTCAGCGTAGGCTGGCCCGTGAAAGTCGAAGGATAGCTGACTGTGTTGATTTTCAGGTTGCCCGGCGGATAGGGCCGGATGGCCCGGCTGTCGAACGCATCGGCGTTGTAAGCCGTAGCCGAACCTTCGGCATATTGCCCCTTCGCCGTCCTGGGCAGAATTTTGACGCCAGGCTCGTTCGTTGCCGTATATTCATTGCCTACCATGTAGCTGAGGGATTCGATAAACCATATTCTATTCGTTATCGAATGCGCCGCCGGCACGGTGTCCAGCACGCCGCGTGCGAGCGTGACTCGGCTATTGGTGATATCGACGGCTGTCACCTTGAGGATCTCGCTCCCCACCATCGCATAGGTATTCACCGCCACCTGATTCAGATTCACGATGTTGGCGAGGTCAACTATCTGCTCCGCGGCGTTCAGCGGCATGGTCTCGGCAAGGGTCGCCGTCGGCGTAAAGTAGCCTCGCCCATCGGCGATTAAATCAGCCGTGGGGCTGTCCCGCACCAGCAACTCGTAATCCAGGGCATCATTGCTGGGCTTCTGCGCCGCAACCAAGAGGAACCCTGCGTCGGCATCGAGCGCCAAGGCCCCGCTAATCCCGGCGTCCTGTACCAGCGTCCAGAATGGTGTTTCGAGCAGCGAGCGGTTCGGAGCAGCCGCGGGCTCGGAAACTGGATTGGCTTGTGGCATTGACGGAGGTTGTGAGAAAATCGCTACCCCCATTGCGAACACGTCCTCGACGCAATTGAATTTGACAATCCCATTCTGGAGTGTGCCGTAATCAGCGTCCATGACTCGCACAACGAGTTGCACAATGCCGAGAGGTGCATAGCTGATTTTGACCACACTGAACGGCCTCAGGTGCGCCATGGTTCGCTTACCCTTGATCGTCATCATGGCGAGCATGGATGTAACCTGCTGTCGCTCTCGGGCTGCGATCTTGCCGCCCAGGGCCGGCTTCGTCACGGCGAAGAAATCGCGTTTCGATATGATCGACTTGCCCCCCTGAATATCCATGACGGCGATATCGTGATCGGGAATCGAGGTGGTTGTATTATTGAGCACATCGGTGATGCCAATTCTGACTATGTCGGGAATCTCACCATAGGCCGGTCGGATAAAACCCTCGACGGACTCGATATCGGACTCGTCGAATGCTTCCAGGCTACCCACCACGTAGTCATCCCTCGCCAACTTGAGAACAAACAGACCGGTCTCGGGATCCTGATAGATTTTTCCGTCGATGGTCTCCAGAATGTCCTTGATGAGGTCCTCAATGCTCTCATTCTCATCGTACCAGTGCCGACTGACGCCAAAGCCTTCAGTGTAGAGCGTGTCCGCAGCCGCTGTCCAGGCCACAGAGTCTATCAGGCTCGCCGAATTACCCAGGCCCCATCGCGTGCAGGTGTAGCACTCCCTCAGGACGTGCGCCGCATTGAGGTCGCCGCTGATGTCAGCCTTCGCCAAATACCATTGCGGCGTGCCGTCGTCAAGAATCTGCGTGCGCTTCGCCAAAAAGCTCCAGGGTTTGGGATATGGCGACGTGCCGAGATCAACGGATTTGAAAATGACGCTAACTATTCCCCGTGAGGCGCTGATATCGCTTCCGAGTTTGGAGCTGAGGTAGCTGTTGACCGTTTGCGCAGCCCCGCCGTATTGAATGTCGATGTCACCAACAATCCCCCCCTCAGATTCTTCACCTCCAAACAGATAGGGTTCGTCAATGTTAATGGTCGTGACGCCGTCGGCGGCCAACTCCATCGGATCGTCTGCGTTTGGCCAGACGACCTTTTCGCCAACACGCATTTGTTTGACGCCGTCAATCGGCCCGTGGCAAAGTTTGAAGTGAATGCCGGCCGAGTAGTGATAACCGACGGTGTAATAGACCCGCTTGTTGTTGCCCCACTGATTATAGGTGTAATGACGAACAATCGCTCGAGTTGAAAGGTCTCCCCACCAGGCGACGGTCGGGTTCATAATGAACTTCGGCGTTCCGAATATCACGCCATAGCTTCGGCCCTCTTCGATATCTGGCAATTCAAATTTGGAAGGCTGGGCGCTCGGAAGTTTAGGTTTTTTCTTGGTCGCTTCGCCGATGGCCCAGGCAATGGCCGACATGATGGCCGCATTAAACAGCCAGGTTGCAACTACAGCCCATGTAATCGGATCAACTATTGCAAGCATAGTCATTCCTTAAACGGTAATGGTAAAAGGACTCGCCATGGCATTACCGTCAAACAGGTTCTTTGTGGGCAGGAATTCGTCACCGCCATTGTTGATTTTATTATTGAACACCGTCAGACAAGTCTCTGGACTATGATCGCAACCGGCATACGCTTCAAAACTCATTCCGGCTACCAAGCCCGGAATAAGACGCGATAAAGTTATTTGATTGGCCGTGTGGGTCTGAATCAGTCGTTTGGCTCCTCCTGAGACGAACTTGCCACCTTGAAGAGTTGAACAGGTGACGCCATCATATTCGTGCATTTCGATTTCGGATATGGCGATGAAATTACCTCCGCCTCCGCCCCAGTTATCAGAACAATAGACCCTATAGTATGTATAGCTGGTGGAATTGCTCAGCCTGAAAAATGACCATTCTGTATGATTGTCAATCTGATCAAGTTCTGCCTCGTCGGTGTTATAGACTGAGCATTTACTTATCCACGAAACGATAGGAACTTTGGTCCAAGTACTCCCGTTGTTGCTTCCTTCAATCTTGATGTGTCGAGGATTGAATTGCGACCATCCGATAGCGTGACATGGCTGTATTTTAACCGCGCGGATGATCTTGCCGCTCGTCCACTGGCAACTTACCCACTGATTCGGATATGTGGAGCTGGCCCAATAATTGTTCGGAGGCAACTGATCGTCGAAAGCCTCTTCTGGCATGGTGGCGTAGTTCATGTAACCGCTGGCATTATACACGCATCCGGCTAATCCCGTTATGTCACCTCTTTGACTGTAAGTAGGGGAAATTGGGAAATCGCCGCTGGCAACAACCAAACCGGAAACAGAACCAATAGTACCTGTGATCTTGTACGCTTGATCATTCAATTGGCAACCTGAATCGTACAGGGCATGATCGCAAAGTCGCTGGCAGACCCGCCGCCGGCCGACTCGTGAAATGCTGGATGTTCGAGGCGCGCAAATAATCGTGGGTACGCCGTCCTTGTCGAATGCCACCTGCTTAATCACCCCATACCACCATGTCACGAAATCCGTCCCGTGTCCGCGATAGATCGTCAAGGTCGCTATCCCCTCAATGGGGCCTGCGATATACCGCTGAGCGAAACTGTTGTCCCTTGAGAGTTTCAGGGTCATATTGTTTTTTTCGTGGCTATCCGTGATTCGCAGTTCCGACCGCTGGCAGGGTTCGGACGTGTACAGATAACTCCCGTATGTGATGTCGTAGCCCGCCGACGTGATCCGGCAGTTCGTCCCCATATCATCGGCCAGGTGATACAATTCCACCGGCTGCCCCGCCGCTACGCTTTGTTCGCTGCTCAGATAGCTCATGCCTTCACCGCCTGCCAGTCTAACTCACATCGGTTCTCGTGCGCCCGCGTCCAAATCAACTCTACGTCGTCAGCGGCCAGGCAGACCTTATCGAGGAAACAAATGATGCAGTCGCCAGGCTCGACGGCTATGTCCAGGTCGGAGTCGATACTAATAATCTCTTCGGTCCCTGATTCGACAATCCCAGTAATCTCACGATAGAGCTGCGTGCCATCGGGAAAGATGAACGCCAGATCCGTCCGAAGATCGTTGACGCCCATATTGTCCGCAAGCCCGATATTGACGATGTTGAAGCTGGTATCGGATGCACCGAAGCCCTCGGCGAGGCTCAGATCGTTCTTGTGCGTAGGAATATAGACCGTCCCCTGCCGGCCGTAGAGTGAATGCAGGAAGAGGCGGAACTGCCAAGTTGCCGCCTTGGTATCGTTGTAGAACAAATGCGATTGCAGGCGCACGTTGAACTCGCTGTCGCTGAAATACTGAAAGTCTCCCGTCTCGTAGTCCGTTACGACTGTATCGCCGTCGGAGCTTTTGCGCTGCGTCGGGTCCACCGCCGTCGCTTCCGTCAGCACCGGCAGGCCCTTGTAGGTGACGGGCGGCGTGTAGCCGGTCAGTAGCACATTGTCCTTGACGGCAAAGAACGCCTCGATCATAGCCGGGCCGCTGCTGTGAATCTGTCGCGTTACAGGCGCGTTCATCTGAGCTGTCCGGCAGGGCATGATGAGCTTGCGGCCGGTGAACGTGTTTTGGACTGGCGACGACAACGTGAGACTATCTTCGGCGACTGTCCCGATGTATATGATTTCGGCCTGCGTTCGAGACTGCCATATTACCGCGAGACCCAGGTCTCTGAAATCGGCGTTAGTCGTATCGACGCTAATCACGGTATCGTCTGCCGTGATCGTCGCCGTGTGCAGGACCATTTCGGGCCAAATCGGCAAGCTCCACGTCTGCTTCTGCCAAGAAAACAACGTGGCGTCGAGAGCCGCCTGTTCCTGGTCGGTCTCGATGAACAAGGGGAATTTGAATTGTTGTCGCGGCGCTTGACGCAGGCATATACGTTGCAATGAGCCGTCCTTGCTCGATAGAATGTTCGTAAGCCATTCGAGCGTTTCGGTCAACGGCGATTGTGGACGCCATAAAAACGGCATCGTACCAGTCAATACATTAAGAGAGACCTCGAAACTTGACGCAGCCGAGAAATCGCACCCCCAATAGATTTCATCCGACCAGAGCACCTGGACGGCGCCCAAGAAGATCCGCAGCTTGGGCACCCCGTAATTGAGGGACTGCACGGCACCGAGATGGATTCGCAGTTTAGCCGCCATAAGTCATTGTTGATCGGCGAAAAGCCGAATGCCCATTTGAAATCGAAAATCGAAAATCATAAATCAGTTAGCTCGCCCCGGAAAACTCGAAGCCGAACTCCATCGCCTCGAGGGCGGCCTTGGTCCAGGGACCGCCGGTATCGGGCCGCTTCAGCAGCATCTGATCGTCCTGTTCAACCGTATCGCCCCTCTCGAAGCTCGCCTGGTCGCGATCGACGCCGCCCTGGCGGATAAAGAGCGTGC